TGACCGTGTTGAATATTCTCTTAGTCACCATGATGCCCCGACGGGTAGCAGCTCAGGATTGCGGGCCGTAACCGATGAGCAACGTGAAGAATGGGGACTCTACTGATGAGTACGTGTATTTATTGTGAACGAAAAATAGTTTTAACCGAAACGGGTGAGTGGGCAGATATGGCCGCTACCGGTGATGACATTATCTGGCGATACACTTGTGATGAGCACGACACTTTTCAAGGCGAACATGACGGGGTGACGGCATGAGTAAGATAACTTTTACCGACAATAGCGGCCAGGAAATATACAACATTCACGCTACGTTAAAAATTAGTTTCGACGTAGAGAGTGTAGTTGCCCAACTTTTAGAAGATAATCGTTCTGCCGGCGACATAAAAATTACTCTCGATGACGTTGTTGAGTCAATTTTTGACACTCTTAAACGGGTCGCCCATTTGGCAGAGTGTAATGGTAATGGCGTTGTAGCGGCACAATTAATTAACGATAATAATTGGCGGGTATACCAATGAAACATTATCGCATTAGCGTTAGTGACGGCCTAGTTATATTGGGTGAGCAAGTAATAGCGTCCGATAATCGGGGCGTTAAAGGTGGGGTTATCCCGCCGCACGTTACTGATTACGCCATGAAATATGCCCGTGATATGAGAGAGCCAGGCTATATGGCACTCACTGTAGAGCTGTATGTCATGCCTTTAGTGAGCAGTAGCGGGGTTAAACCTGGCAAACTTACGCCCGTGTTTAACATGCAGGTGCAGGCCCGCAACACGCCCGTGTTGGGCAGTGAGCAATAAACTATTACGCCATATTGAAACATCGACGGTAGCCCTACTTGCCGGTGATACCTTGCGGGGTATTGCACGTGCGGGTAGGGCTATTTCGTTTCCACGGTATCGGCGTAAACGTAGACAGTATGTTGTTGTAAGAATGTTGGGCGGTATTATCCGTGAATACTGGCGCGGTCCGTATTATCGTGACGGCCACAAATACGATAGGCGTGTCGGCCTGGCGTATCGGCACACTACTTTTAATGCGGCTAGTAGCGCCATAGCGGGGTGCGGCCTGGCAACATATTCATCGACGTTAATGGTGGTGGAATTGTAGAGCCAGCTGCTATAGTGTTGTCACGTAGCTGCGCTCCCGTGCCGTACCCCCTTCCGGCGCGGTGATGCGCGGCTATATTTTTTTGCCCACCCACCCCGTCGCTAGTTGAACGACTTCATATCGCTAAAGGTTGTATGTTTTTCTGCCACGTTTAGAGGCTGTGACACCACGTTCTGTTGGTGTTTGCCCACCCCACATGCCGAACCGCATCAGTATGGGCTGTTCATATTTTAATGCCGCATCGAGACATTGTTTTTTGACCGTGCATTGGCCACAATAGTTTCGGGCCGGCAACCAAGGGTTATCTGTTTTGTCGCCGTTTATTTCGGGGAAAAAAGTTTCTACAGGTGCGCCTTTGCAGGCAGCTTTTTCTTCCCATTCAAGACGCATGAACGTTACTGTTCCGTTGCCGTTGATAATGCTCGCGTTGAAGCGGGGTCATGCCAGCAAAATATCCGTGACGGTAATGACCGGAATGTATTTCTGCTTCCATGACGAACTGAAAACAGTCTGCCAGTACAGGGCAGTCATCACAATATTTTTTGGCTTCTTTATATATTGTTTTGCCTTTGCCACGTTCACCGTAGAACAGTTTAGTGTTAGCGCCTTTACAAGCTGCTTCTTCACGCCAATATCTATTCATTTCTTAGCCCCTTTACGAACTTTTTTTATAGGTTTATATCTTTTTGCTTCATGGCATAAACATTCACACTCAGCCACCTGGTTAGGGGTCCAGGTGGTGAGTGCTTTAGTTACTGTTCCGCAATGGTCACAAGCCATTTTCGGCTATGTCTATTTGTTCTGCTATCCATTGCGCTACGGGTGATGCCACACCGTTCCCGCACATTTTGTACCTGGTGGTGTCACTGTTTATTTTGCCGTCGGCACGGTGCAGGGTATGGTTATCGGCCCACCCCATTAAACGTTCACACTCTACTGGTGTGAGTCTGCGTACCTGCATTGTTGGTTCGGCAATGAACGTTTGTGCGTGGTGTGATTGTACTGATGGACGCAATGATGATAGTGACCTGGCGGTTTCTATTTCTGTTGCCGAAAAGTTGTTTGCTTTAGCATCTTCACGTATCGAATAGGCAACAGCTTGTGCGCCTGTTTGGTCGAGCGTGTATGACGGGTCGCCTTCTTGGCCGATACCTAAACCGTTTTGTTTCTTTTCCATTTCTCTCCCATCTTGTATCGGTATTGTTTGCGCTACGAATGGCACGTTGTTCCCTCCCGACCCCATCTTTGCGGAAAGGGTGTTAGTTGTTTCACCTTTTTGTATACGGATACCATCACGGTAAGAGTTGTCAAAAATTACTAGATGCGGTTCGTTGTCGCCACGTTTTGCTTCAGCTCTCAAAGTGGGTACTATCCCTTCCCATATGCCGCCGTTTAACCTGACCATTGTGCCTGGCTGGAACACAATTACGGTTGCGCGACTATCGCCAGTATTGTCAAAAGCGTTCAAGGTAGGACATACCCCGCCTTCAATCCACGTTTCGTAATCTTCATTATTCTGCGCTCGGCGGCGTTTTGTGTACCACAAGTTTGTTCTCCATCACATATTGGTTGCCTACGCCTTTATAGTCACGGGCTTGGAGTGAACCGACAATAGGGTTGTCTACAACAACAACATGACCATTATTAACGTCTTGGTTTACGACAGTTGACTTGTGGTATAGGGACGCTGGTATGCAGTTCGCTATTGTTTTTCCACTTCCAAGTTCGCTACCTGTTCCAACGCTTGCTGGAGTCTCATTGGTAACACTTTGTCTCGTTTGTTTGCCCTTCGAAGTATTCCTTCGGCTGCCTTCGGAGATAGCAAGTATCGGTCTGCCACCTCTGTCGGAGATTGCAGTATCGAAACAAGCGATGACGAAAACTCTTCTTCGACGTTGGGGTACTCCGAAGAACTGCGCATCCAAGGTTGCCCATTCAACGAGACTTGCCCCCAAGTTTGCCATTTCTTTGAGGACTGCCTCAAAGTCGTCACCTTTTCCGCTAGTGAAAGCTCCTGGGACGTTTTCCCATATAGCCCATCTAGGGCTAACTCCGGCTGTTGCATCTCTCATCTCCTTAATGATTCTGGTTGCTTCAAAAAATAGGTTAGACCTGCCACCTTCTTGTTGTATACCGGCACGTTTGCCAGCAACAGATAGGTCTTGGCAGGGTGAACCGAAAGTGATTACATCAACGGGCGGTAACTCTGCGCCGTTAACGTCACTAACGTCTAGCCATTTGGGTACATCCGGCCAATGGTGCGAGAGGGTTTGTTGACAGTTTTTATCCCATTCAACTTGCCACCCACATTCCCATCCTGCGGCTTCTAAACCGATGTCGAAACCGCCGACACCGGCGAACAGGCTTCCGAATCTCATGCTTTCTCCACCATGTTCATGCACCCCAAATACCCGATAGCGTCCACTAACGAGTCGTGGTGCAGCTGCCCGCGTTCACGTGACGTTCTGAGTCGAGCCATCTTAACGGCAACCATGAAACACAACGCTTCTTGCACGGTTAGTTCTATGCCCGTCAACCCGTAGAAGATTTCCACAACTTTCGTGTAGTCCTCTAGCGGGTGGTCATACTGTTGTTGGCGTGGACCCGTGATTAAACGGTGTGCTTCACCAAGTATTTCTGCGCCCCTATGCAGCGACATGTCAGAACGGTTCTTCGTCAGTAACTACTGATGCACCAGGGAACTTGTCTGCTACCTGGCGTAACACTTGTTCTGTTTGGTCAGGCACTACAGCTTTCCAACGCAGTGAGTAACCCACTTCGTCTGCGATAACACGAATTGACTTGCCTTTCGAGCCGTCTTTCTTTGTGTATTCTTCCTGCTCTAAACGCCCTGAGATGATAACGCTGTCACCTTTAGTGAACGTACTAGCAATGTTGAGGGCTAGTTTGCCGAACACTACAACGTTGTGCCATGTCGTTTTCTTTTTGTCATCTTTACCGTAGTTGTCTGCAACAGTGAACTCTGCTACTTCAAGTTGGCTGTTCGTATATTTGAGTTCGGGTGGTTGCCCGATGTTGCCGTGGATACTGATGTGGTTTGTCATTGTTTTTCCTTCTGTGTTAATGGAATTGTTTTGTTTAACTGTTTTTTACATACATGTGTAGGGTCCGTTCGGGGCCGTACATACAGGGTTATTTTCGTGTCACATTTCCGGCAGAACCATTCGGTCTTGCGGTTCGCCATTGATGCCATTTCCCGTACCCTTCTTTTTCGCTGTATTCTTTTAATGCTAGTGCAGCCCGCAAGTTTTTTAGCGGATTAGTTAGCTCTGATGATTTTTGGACAATATTTTTGCCTCGAAGATATGTTATCCACGAAACATTATTGACCTGTAACAAGCCATAGTCGGCAGACCATACCGTTCCGTCTTTGCGTTTGTTGTAACCAATACTTCCAGAATTGCACCTGGATTCACGGTATGCCAGTCGGAATAATTCTTCTAACTCACCCTTCTTAAACCCTACGTCTAGTGCTAGTTGCACATACTTTTGACACGGGGCTGGTATTACTGGTTGGGCTGCCACCTTGTTTGGGGTGATAGCGGTGAATATTGTCAGGGATGCCAAGAGCGCGAGTTTGCGCATGATGTTCTCCTTTATGTAGTTGGGCATCGGGGTTAGTTTTGTCTTATAAAGTCTCCTTAGATACGGGTAGATACATTCTAGTCGTATTCGCTGTCAGATAACAGTTCTTTGATGTGGTAGTCCATAAGCAGGAACCCTTTGGCGGGGTTATCGCTGTTGGGTGCGAACACTTTTTTGTCTGTTTCTCCCCAATGGTTTAGTTTCAGATACCGTTTGAGCCTGGCCACTTCGACGACAACGAAAGCTGCTGGTGAAAACATGTATACCCACCATGTTGCTTTAGTGACGTTGATACCGGAATCTTTCCAGCCTTGACCGCGTGGGTTTTGTTGTGTTTCCACAACCATACGCCCGTTGCGATGTCGGTCTTGTTTCACTTCGAAAGAACCTGCGGATAATGCTTCCAAAAAGTTTTTGACTGTTTGTTCGCCTTGTTCACCGTAGGCTAGGTCTTTGGTGAAGTCGTATTTCGGTATGTCGTGGCTCGGTTCATACGGCATTGGTGCGACGTAACCTTTTTACTTCGTGTTCTAGCTGCTCGATTTGTTTTATCATTGCTTGCCAATCTTCTTTAAACATTTTTAGGTCAGCAACAAGTTTTTCTATATCGGCATCAGTATGCACGGTCAGCCCTTTCTTGAATGTATTGTTCGCCACTAACTAAAGCTGCGGTACGAATACCACACGTTTTTTGGTCACAAATAGCCAGGTGAGATAGCAGGTAGATGCGTTGCTCCTGCAATTTAACTTGTTTAGTTAACTCCCCGAAAGCATGGGGTAACAACCATTGCATGAAACGTTGTTTTCTATTCCCCATCGGTCACCCCATCCGGTTCGTCGCCTTCAAGGTCAAGATACGCCTCGATAGCGGCCCGTTCCCGTTCCGACATCTCGTTCAACATCTCAACCTGCGGGCTATATATACGTGCCGTCAAACATTCGAACAGTTCACGCCCAATATCTTTAAGCTCCATAACCTGCCTCCTTCAACAGTTCAACCATGTCACTCAACCTCATCACCGCATACTGGTCGCCAGGTTCGCCGTATGAGCGACGCTTAACAACAAGGATGCCGTGGGTAGCGTTAGCGTTTTGTCGTTCCTGCTCGGTTTCCCGGAGCCAACCCGACAGGTCTAACGTCTTGTGGTTTTTACATTCCCACACCAACGGCCCTGTACCCGTAATGTCACCTTTATCCAGGTTGCCGTGTAAGGCTCGACGCTCGGCATGTATCCATCCTTTAGATTGCAGGTAGCGCACTATGAGGGTTTCGAAAGCTGTGCCTTTGCCTCTTGCTGGACTCATTCGGTTTCGGCCTTTTCTTTTTTGAAGTCATGCCATGCTGCACGTAATGCTGGTAGGTCAGATACTTTGACGCTGTTGTCCCATTTGAGTCCGGCTCGTTGCGAAACCATGATGGTTGAGAACCCTCCGTCTTTGCAGGCTTTCTCAAAATCTTCTCGTTGTTTTGGTGACAAGACTGATTCGCTTGCTACTGGTGCAGGTGCTACCGCTGGTGCTGGTTTGGCTGTGGGCTTGTTGGTTGGTACAGGCTTCTTTGGTGTGTCACCCAAGTCGTCCCATTCCTGTTTCGTCCACAACGATAGACAGATACCAAAACGCATCGAAGCGTTGCGCAAAAAGTCACCTACAAGTTCTTTATCCAGGTCAACTTTGTCTGCACGAACCGAACCTACGCCAAGTCGGGCTTGACCCAAGAGCGTGAGTTCGCCCCACATTGTTGCCATACCATTCTCAACGTGTATTGCTGGCCGTCCGTCTTTCCATTCAATAGGAACCCAACGCCAGGTCGGGTCAATTTCCAAGAGCAAACGAGTGATGTCTGCGTGTCCAACGAAGTCAAGTTGCGCACCGCCTTTAGGTAGTTTGCCGACAATCTTTGGGTCCGGCACGGCATATTTGGTTAGGATTTCTGATAGTTCCATTAGTCTTTAGCCCCTTTCAGAAGCAATGTTCTTACAGTTATGTTGGTGGTGTACTTGTCAACAATGTCGGGATGTTCAAGCTGCATCAGTTTCGTGTTGAACGATGAACGTGACTGTCCTTTCCATGTGGCGACAACATCACCGTTAATAGTTATCCCATCGTGATTACCGATGAGTTCGCACAATTCGGCTTTCAACCTATCTTCTATTTCTTTATAACTTTTCATTTCGCTTTTAACATGTTTAAGTTGTGCGACCAGTTCGGCGTGTTG